CAGCAGTTAGAAGATTGCCGTGAAGAAAACAATCGCAAGTTAAAGACTGCATACGAAGACTGTGCTAACATTAAGCAGGGTCTTGAAAAGAAAGTGCAAAAGATGACCTTGGCTGCTGCTGTCACTGGTACTGTGGTTGGTGGTGAGGTTTTAAGTAAAGTAACTGAAACTGTAGAGCAGGTAACTGGTCTTACAGATACGTTAGGTGCTGCTCCTAAACCAAAGGGAGATCCGTATGCTCTTGACTTAGATTGGATTACGCCTGAGATTAAGATGCCAGATAGCAACACCGCAGGGGGAGCTGTACTAGTTAACGAAGATCAAGACAGTATCTTTGATGCTAAGGAAGGTATGAAGTTTGATTTGTTTGAAGACTCATGGGCTGATATCCCTGATCCTACGCAGGAATTAGAAACAGAAGCTGACCTAACACAAGCTGCTGAAAAAGAAGTATTGTTTTTAGATCAAGATGAAGACTATTCTATTGCAGAAGGTATAGGTTACTTTGTTGCTAGAGCTGAAGTAGAAGAACTTGTTGAAAAGTTAGAGTCTGAAGAGTCTTTAATTGAACTAGTTACTGAAGAAGAAGAGCCTATAGCTATTGAGCAGGCTGCTGAGAAAGAAGTTACATTTGCTGAGCCGGATGAGTACATTCCTCCTCCGCCTATTGTTATTCCGCCTGAGCCTGAGCCTGAGATGATTGTTGTGGCTGAATCTAAGGGTGTGTGGGCATTGCCCCTACTATTTTTCTGGAAAAGGAGAAAAAGAAATGGCTAAGAAGAAAGCAGCAAAGCGTGATGCATGTTATAATAAAGTAAAGAGTCGCTATACTAAATGGCCTAGTGCTTACGCATCTGGTGCTCTGGTTAAGTGCCGTAAAGTCGGTGCTAAAAATTGGGGTAATAAGAGTAAGGGTAGGAAGAAGTAATGGCTAAGGAAGGTCTTAAGAAATGGTTCAGTCGCAACAAGGGCAAAGGCTGGATTGATTGTAAGACTGGTAAGCCGTGTGGTCGCAAGTCTGCCAAGGGTAAGTCAAAGCGTCCATACCCTGCTTGTCGCCCTACTAAAGCTCAATGTACTGCCGCTAAGTCTAAGAAAAAAGGACCGGCAAGAATCTCATGGAAGAAAAAAAGGAAATCTAAGAAATGAAATATATTGGATTATTATTATTGACTGGTTGCTGCTCTGGCAAATGTATCACCGTAGAGATTGAAGCTGGTGGTGATGTTATTCTTGGTGGTGAAGCCGAGGCTAAGTGTCCTGTGGCTCCTACTGTGCGTAAGAAAATGATGGAACGCCGTAAGGGCTACGACATCAAGGGTCGTAGGATGGACGAGGTGTAAGATGGCAAAGGCACGCAGTAAGAAGAAGGGGGCCATGAAGGGCTGTAACATTGGTAACAAATGTAAAAGCAAAAAAGGTGGTCTTACTGCTAAGGGTCGCCGTATGATTAATCGTAAGACTGGTTCTAATCTTAAACCACCACAACCCGGAGGTGGAAAAAGAAAGAAAAGTTATTGTGCTCGTTCTGCAGGACAGATGAAGAAGTTTCCTAAAGCTGCTAAAAATCCTAACAGTAGACTGCGTAAAGCACGGAAAAGGTGGGGATGCTAATGGCTAATGGTAAAACTAAGTATGGTGTAGGCATAGAAGGAATTCAATCCTTAGAAATCAAAGGTACTACCAATGGTGATCTTGATAAGTTTGCTTTGGTTGCTAATAGGAATCAATTGATTGCTAGTGGTGAAGAATCTTATGTATTATCCGTAAGAGAAGCTATGCTTGGTGATAAGGTTAGCCCTTTTAGAGTTCCTGAAGTATGGGACAGGCAGTGGACACATAAGCTTGGTCCTATTTGGACTCCTCTTTCTGTTGAAGAATCTACATGTCAACTATGGCTTACTCCTGAAGGCATGGAAACTAATGCTGCAGGTGATAAGGTAAATAGTTGTGTTGATAGATCAGGTAATGGTTTTGATTTTGGTAATAATAATGCTGATCAACAACCAACATATCTTGCTAAAAATTCTTCCGCTAATAATTTTAGAGGTATGGACTGTACTGATAGTGCGGATCAATTGTATATCGGTACTGCGGATTTTGGTACAGGTTTAGATCATAATGGAACTCAAGATTGGGCTTGGGGATTTGTTGCTATTTTACAAGATCAACATGCTAATGATTCTTTAACTCAAGTTACTCTGGGTACTAATGGTAATCCTAACGGTAATGGCTCTGGTGGTGATGAATTTGCTACCACTCTTAGGTACAATACAGAGGATGCAAACGAAAGATTTCAAATTAGGAAAGTTCACGCTACTAGTACAGCTACTTTTAATTATAATATTGACATTACATTTAATGCTACTCAACCTCAAATGGTTATCGTAGGTAGAAAAAATGGTAAATCTTTTTGTAGGTATAATGGAACTTATAACGAAGGTGGTAATGATACTAGAGTTTCTACATCTAACGGTGTAGATGCAATTTGGGCCGGGGGTCATAACGGTACTATCAATACCAGAGCATTTCAAGATCCTATGTTCGAGTGGGTTGTTTTAAACGGTACTGGTACAACGGGAACCATTGATGTTGATGTAGAAAAATTAGAAGGGTATATGGCTAGAAAGTATGACATCTTAGATCTACTTCCTTCAGACCATACCTATAAATCTGATGCTCCTAGAGCGTCTATTACTGTGTAAGGAGTTATCATGGCTAAGAAGAAGAAAGAAAAAAAGACTGGGGCTTCCGCTGCTCCTGCTAAAGTAAGAGCTAGAGTTAGTGCAAAACGAGTTGCTGATAGAAAAGCTTCAATTAAAACTCAAAGCCGTTCTCGTACTGGTTCGCCAGCTGGTAAAACTAGATCCAGAGGAACGGGTAGATGAAAACTAAATTTAAATGTGCATGTGGTACTACTACTAGATACACAGATAAAGATGCTCAAAAATTAGTACAGGCAGGAGCCAAAGGAAAGAATGGATCTGGATCTAATAAAAAAAGAAATTGAGAACTGGATTTTTAATTACTTAGATATACCTTCTGCCTTTTATAAAGACAACAAACCCTGTCCTTTTGCTGCTAAGGCATGGCGGGATCAACAGGTTAAGGTTGTAATGGGTAAGAGAGCTGCGGTTCGTCATGAGGTTTATAATTGGGATGATAATTATCAATTAGTTATTGTTGTTTATGACCCTATGATTTGGAAAAATCCAGAACCTTGGGCAGAAAGATATAACAATAGGCTTGCTGATAATGGTAAAGATCTATATGTTATGGTGTTTGAGCCGGGGGAGGAACCACCGGACGATCCAGAGCTAGACCCAGAAAACTATGGTCAAGTTGTAGATTATGAGTATGGCATGGTGCTAATACAGCGTCGTGCTGAGTTAAATAAATTTTCAAAGTTTTTAGAAAGTCAAGACTATTATGCAAATTGTTCTGATGATTTTATGAAATACGTTAACAAAAGGAGATCTCAGTCGTGAGAGGAAAAGGTTCAAAGAAAAAAGCAATGGGTATGAAGAAGAAGAAGAATATGCGAGCTCAAAGCGATGCTAAGATGCTTGCTAAAAAGACTAAGAAGAAAGTTCAAAGAAGGGGATAACTAAATGGCAAGTACTATTTCAGCGGCAACGCTTACGGTTACGCACACTGAAGCTCTTACGCTGAATGGTGTTGACCGAGGTGTTACCAACACATTATCTATTGCCTCTGTTAATGAGGTAGATCACCGTATTGCTACGGTTGATACAAGTGCTCCCCGTACTCTTATTACTCTTGGTGATAATGTAGGGGCGGGTACCTTTGTTAAAACTTCGATTAAATATATTCGTTTAACCAATAAAGATGATACTAATTTTGTTACGTTAGGTTTACTTAACGGTAGTTCTGAGGCAGTGTTCTTTAAATTAGAAGCTGGTCAGACTATGTGTCTTTATAACGATGATATTGATATTAATGATTCAGCAGTTACTGCTAGTAGTTTAACTACATATACAATTATCAATGCCCAAGCTGACAGTGCATCTGTTGATCTTGAGGTATTTGTTGCTAGTACCTAATAGGAGATTATTATGGTAGATTTTATTATTGGATCATGGGGCTTTATCTTGTCCCATGTAATGATGTTTGCAGCCGGTGCTTGGATGGGTAAGCCAATGTTTAGTTGGCTTAACGCTAAGTTACCATGGACTGCAAAGTAATTCTGAAGGCGTGCGCGTGGCTTTGCCTTCTTGGGGGTTGTAAAACAACCTCTTTGTTTAAAGATAAGGAAATTATTACAGAACCAATACCCGGTATAGTTCAACCACTCTCGGCTGATTACAGTTATTTAGGAGGTGGTCTTGTGGGTTTAGCTTTACTTTGTGTAGGGTACATATGGTTCTCAGAATATAAGAAGGCAAATGCCGAAGGAGATTAATTATGGCAACTTTAACTTATACAGGTCCATTAGATATTGATTTTGACCCAGAGAGTGTTACGACTGTAGCAACTAATACTTTTGAATCTGGCACTAGTGCTTCAGTAGCTAATGGTGTAGGTAACTGGGCAAATGCTGCAGTTACTATTGACATTAATGCTATTACTTATGATCAAGATTTTATTGCTGCTGATACTGCACACCCGGATGGTAATGCAGGAGATTTAACTATCAAAGCTATTTTAGCTAATGATGGTGTAGATAATACTGCTCTTACTATTACCAATAGTACTGGTAATGGTGCCGCTTTGGGTAACTTAAGTGCAGCTGGTACCTTTAGATTTACTGTCTTAGGTATTGAAGAAGGCTGCGAAGTTAAAATTAATTATGATTTGCACTGTGATGGTGACAATATTGATGGCGTAGAAGTAGAAATTGGAGTTGAGTCAGTCAAAGGTTTGAATGGCTGCGACTTCCAAGATGTTTTAAAATATCAACAACTTAATCAAAAATTAAATGGTCGTTTCGATGCGGATACTAAAGAGTTTAGTAGCTTTAAAGATATGTTGAAACGAATTAAACGCGTTAAATAATAAGGAAATACTATGTCCGAAGAAAATAATGTTGAGACTCCACAACAGGAACAATCCCAACAACCTATTGTCAATCCTGAAGATGCTAATCTTGCTCGAGAGAAGGCTGCTTTTGAAACTTATGTTAAAGATCAAGGTATGCAAGTACCGGATAATTTTCAAAACACCGAGTCTTGGTTTAATTCTTTGAAGGAAGCACAGGGGCAATATACTCAAGCTAGGCAAGAAATTTCTGACCTTAAGCGTCAGTATGCTGATACTGGAGAAATCCCTGAACGTCCTCAACAGCAGCAAGAAACGGCACCGGCAGCGGAGACACCCTCTTCTGGTGAACTGCGTATTGAAAAGAGAGAGGAGCCACCAGCTCCTTCTATGAATGAACAGTGGGCTACATGGCAACAAGAACTTGCTCTTAATGGGGGTTTTAGTGAAGATACTAGAGGCCAAATTAAAGCTGCTATGAATGTTGATGATGCTGTTGTAGATACTTTTATTGCTGGTCAAAAAGCTTTGCGTAAAGAAGCCTATGATTCTGCCGCCACTGTGGTAGGCGACCAGCAAACTTTAGATACTGTCCTCTCATGGGCAGGAGAGTCTTTGAACGATCAGGAGCGAGATCAGTTAAATCTGATGCTGTCTGGTCCATCGTATAAGACTGCCTTACTTGGTTTAAAAGCTAGATATGACCAAGATGTGGCAAGTAGACCAAAGGCTCAGGAACCAAGTCGAATTCGTTCTGATAATATTGCGGATGCGCAAGAGGCTCCCAAGATGGAACCTTTCCGCTCTAGACAAGAAATGAATATGGCTATGTCAGATCCTAAATATAGGTCTGATCCTGAGTACCGCCAAGCGGTTGAACAAAAGGTTGCTTTAACTATGAATTCTGGCATCTTTTCCAACTAAACCCTTAGACAAGGTTTAGTTAGGAACCATTACAACGAACAAACAAGTAGGCTTACGAGTTAAAAAAGTAGTTCTGCGTAGTGTAAGCTTTGACTCTACGGAATAATCATTGCTTCTTAGTTTTGTCTTTTAAAAAAATTTAGTCATAACATAAGGAGAATTAATTATGGCTGCAGTTGGAGATTTAGGTGTAGGTAATTTAGCCTACCGTGCTAACCTTGATGGTGGCATTTCTTTTAATAACCCTACTACGGGTGACGGTCGGCTTGTCCTTCCTATTTGGGCTGGCGAAGTTATTCATGCTTACGACCAGTATAATATTTTTGAGCCAATGGTCGAATCTCGTACCATTGCTTCCGGTACTACTATGGAATTCCCAGTTACCGGATATGTCAACTTGAATCCACAATGGCAAGCTGGTGAAGAACTGGTCGGAGATAACGACAGTGCTGCTACCACTTTCCGTGTGACTCTTGATAAGCGTCCTATCGCTACTCACTTCGAGTTAGACAACATTGACCTCATGCTCACTCAATGGGAGTATCGTTCCGAGCTTGCACGCCAAGCTGGTCGTACCCTGTCGGATGCTCGTGACCGTCAGCTCGGTTTGTACATTGCTCGTGCTGCTGCTGAAGATGGACTTGCTAACGATCCTAGAGCACTTGATAACAGATTTGACCGCACTACTGCAACCGCTGAAGGCTTCTCGGCTATCGGTGGCGTGGGTGGTAAGGTTTTCTGTAACAAGTTGTTTGATGATCTTGGTAGCTCAACCTCTTCCGCTGCTGCTCGTACTAATGCTGCTCTGAAGCTTCTTGAGAAGATTGAAGAGTTCCAAATCCGTCTGCAAGAAGTTGATGCTCCTACTGAGGGTGTCTTCTGTGCTGTTGAACCTCGTACCTTCCAAGACATCCGTGCTCTTGGTGTGGCTCGTGACAGCTCTGATCTTGCTGGTGGTGCTGGTCGACCATTCTTCGGCGGTGTTGCCGATGCTGGTGGCTTAGGTGCTGGCTTAGGACAAGGTATGTTCAACCTTGCTGATCGTCTTGAATATCAAGGCTGCACGATCATCAAGACGAACCACTTGCCTAACAAGAACTATAACCTGCACACCATTGGTGAAGCTCGTTATAACAGAACCTGCAATGTTTGTCCTGTTAAGGCTCTGATCTGGCAGCAAGGCTGTGTTGCTTCGCTCAAGATGATGGGTCTTAAGGTTGATCAAGTTGATGACGTTCGTCGTAACACCGTGTTCACGGTTGCTTCGATGATGGGTGGTACTGGTGTTATGAAGCCAGAACACGCTGCTGTCTGCATTGGTAGACCTGCTCATGACTTGAGAACTGCTGGTAGTTATCTAGGCGAAACTGATGCTAAGGAAGCCTTTAAGGGTTCCTGCACTGGTGGTTTGGGTGCTGATCAGAAGATTGGTTTCTTTGAGTTTAACGCAACGACCAACGATCTGGATGGCTATGAAGTTGATCCTAACGGTTCACCTGTCGACAAGGATATTGTTGGTGCTGCTACGCAATCCGCTGCTGATGCTCTCGTGAGAGACATGTATCAGGTTAGCTTGGGTGCTACCCACGCTGACTATAATGGCGATGGTGATGTGGATGACTCAAATCAAGATGTTGGATTTGGTAATGGTACTTCACCTACCACTACCCCTATGGTTCTTGAGTACACCAAGGCTGGTGATATGTCCGTCTTTGGTACCCTTGGTGGTGCTGATGGTCTGGGAACCGCCGCTACCTAATTTGACAATTAAATACACATTCGCCCGGAGCCCCCGAAAGGGGGCCTCGGGTCTTTTAAAAAGGAGATTCTAATGGGACTAATGAGCAAACTTGATGCGGTAAATGAAATGTTATTTAACTCTGGTGAACAGATTGTAACCAGCCTCACCGATAGTCAGAATACTGATGTTAACTTGGCTGAGTTTGTTTTGGATCAAGCTACTTTAGAAACTCAATTGCGAGGTATGGCTGTTAATAGAAGACCTATTAAAGTTACACCATCTCGAACCGGCCCTACAGGTAATAATGTAAAACCTATTTCTGATGCCGCTAAGGGACGTATAGAATTATCTCCTTATACTGAAAAGATGACTACTGGATCTTTGATTTCTGCTCAACTTCTTACCAGTATCAGCAGTCCTACTGTAGATATTAGAGTAACTGCTGCTCCTAGAAGATTTGGAATTGAGTCCAATGGTATTGATTATAATGTTTTATATAATGTTACAGATAATACTGATGAATGGGATACCGATACTGAGCTTACTGTTAGTATTGTAGAGTATATAGAGTTTAAGGACTTAGAGACTAGTGCTCAAAAAGGTATTGCTGCTTCTGCTTCTAGACAATATCAGTTGTTTGTGCAGGGTGATAGAGATGTTGACAGGCTGCTTGCTGAAAGAGCGGGTATACTTACCGCTAAAGGTAGAGCTGCTGATGCAAATGATAAAGCAAGAAATATCTTTAGCTCTGGAGACAATGCTGTTAAGCGAGCTATTAGTAAAAACTCAAACAGTATCTATGATCCTAGTAGATTTAGATTCTGGAGACATTCATCATGACCGTAACGCATAAAAGAATTGCTATTCCAACTTTATCTGGCGGCGTGGGGCGGCAGGCTAGCAATAAACGCTTGCCTTCTGAAGCAGAAAATTTAAATAACTGTCTTGTTACTTTAGAAAAATCTGTAGAAAAACGACCAGCGTTAGAGTTTATTGCGGGTAGTGATTTGTTCTATGGAGAAGAGTCTACGGGCACGGATGATCTACCAGCTCCGGGCTCTCTTCTTTTTAACTTACTAAGTGATGGGACAACTAGATATCAGCCTACTGCTGAAGATGATATTCTTTTTAAATGGATTTCAATTGATTCAGACAATAGATTTCTAATTGGTATTAACTACACCTTAAGTTTAGATAACTCTTCTATTTTAACTAAAGATGAGAAGAGAAAATTTATTACAGTTTGGAAATTAAACAAAACAAATAAGAGAATGGATCTGCAATCTTTTGATTATGATTCAGTTACCTTAAATCATTTTAACTATATCACGGAAAATCCAAATTTAAAAAGTGCGATGGATACTTTTGACTTTGCGTTGTTTGGTAGTGCTATTATTCTTTTAAATAAACAAGTATCTGCTAGATACCGAGATGATATTGCCAGAGATATTAACAATAATAAGTTTACATCTTTAGCTCTTTCTGCTACGGATACAAATACACACAGACTTAAAGTAAAATTAGAAGAGAATCAGTTTGATAAGTTTATTCTTACGGATAGTCAAGGGATAGCTGTAGACACTACCCTATTTGGTTTTAATTCAGCTATGAAATTTGGTGTCAATCCCTATTTGTTAGAGCTAACTGTAACAGATGCTTCTGATGATTCAGATGTTTGTAGTTTTTCTGTAAATAAATTTAAAGCAGGCAATGATCGGTTTGAATTTAAACTTGATGATACCGATCTTATTACAGGCAGCTATCCTATTAATACAACTCAAACGTACAGGTTTGCTTTAAACTTATACACTCAAGATTTTAAAGGACGCAAGTTAAACTATCGGTCAGCCTCCGTAGGAGATGGGGTTGGTAAGAATCTTGTGCCTGTATTGGAAACTACTAAGCTGGCAGATCTTACCACTAAGCCCTTGGAAAAATTATTCTTAGGTGATGTACCCAGTGCAAGTAGTGAAACCGAAGTAGCTGGTCCTAATATGCACCTTATTAATAACAAGGCTAGCTCAACTATTGTTGGTAATGCTAAAGATCCTAGTGTAGCTGTTTCTGGGGATACTTATTTTGCAGATAGGTTTTTTATTAGCCGAGGTTCTGTACAATATAGCGTAGATTTAAACGAGTTTGATACTAATTTAGAACCTAACTCTACAGGATTAGGACTGTCTGCAGGAAATGTTTCTCTTAGTGATTTAAAGGTTACCCAAAAGCTGCGACCAATTACATTTTTTAGTGCAACAGGAATTACTGTATCAGGTGCTGAAGTTACTGGCATTGGTTCAAATATTACCTGTGTTACAGACGATACTAAAACTATTGGTGATTTAAAAACTATTATTGAAGAGTCGGGTGCAGATGCTACGTTATTAATTGACTCTGCTACCAATCAATTAAACATTGTGGATGATAGTCAAGAAAAACTGACGCTTCTAGCTACTCATGAAAACTTTAATACGGGTCATGTGGGCAATCAAAACTTTGTAGAAGCTTTGGGGCTTGGTAATTCTAATTCTAAATCACTTCGTACAATTAATGAGAGTACTAAACTTAGTGAATTGACGGACGAAGAGGGTAATGCTTTAATTACAGTGGACAGAATTAACAATTTTGCTATTGTTCGACAACAGGTTGTTAATGTAACTAATAATACAATTCAAGGCAATCAAATTGTGGCTAATATTGAAACATCTGGTATTGAAGCTGACAGTATGCTTAAAGATTTAGATGATAAAATATTTACTGCATCAAATGAGCAGTATGGTTTATATTATTCTGATAACAACAAACGTGTTAAGGCTGGTAATGCTGGTGATAACTCTGTTGGCGTTAAGATTATGAAAATTGAGGTAGATTCTAACGGAAATCCAAGTGATGAAGGTAAATCAACTGCTTTAGTTATTGATGTAGTAGCAACGGCTCCATTTGAAGGGGATGGTGAGACTTTAAAACAAGGTAGATTTGCTGAACTGTTGGGTTTAAAGAATACTTTGCGTAATCGCAAGTTGGTGGTAGAAGATAAAAACTTTAATATATCTCAACAAACCGATTTAGGCCAATCCATTGTATCATTTCAAAATATTCCTGTACCTACAGAAGAAAACGATACAATCAAATCTAATAGTGCCAGCGACACTTTGTATTCCTTGTATGAAGGTGGCACTTTAACTACCTCTGCGACCAAATCTCAAAAGGGTAGGGGCAAAGTATACGAATGTCGTGAAAGATTTTTTGATTTTACTCCGGGATTTTACAGGGCGGTTAATGAACCCGACGAAGGTAATCCTTATTACGAAATTGTTCGAGCTGAAGATAGATACTCTGTACTGGATGAGCGTACATGGCCTCTTATTCTTGATTTTAATGTGTCAACTGGTATATGGAAAATGATTACACCATCATGGCAACCAAGAAAATCTGGTGGTTTAGCTAATAACCCCGGTCCTAGCCCATTTATAGCAGCTAATGCTAATGAAAGAGTAGGGCAACAGATTACTTCTATCACTACATGGCGTAACAGACTGTGGTTTGCTATCGGGGATACTATTTTTTCATCAGAATTTAACAATTTCTTTAATGTATTCCTTACCGATCCGGGTACAATAACTGACGTTGATATGATTGATGTAAGATCGTCTTTAGATAAGGTGTCTAAGATTAATTCTATGATTCCCTTTTATGATTTTCTGTTTGTAAATACTGATAATGATATTCAGTTTGAATTACAGGGTTCTGAAAACCAGATTACTCCCTTTACTGCAGAGTTATCTCCTACTACATTCTATTCTTCTGATCCTATCTCACAACCTCAGCTATTAGGATCCCAGATTTACTTCTTTGCACCAGAAAAAATTTACTTGTATTACTCTACTGCTAATCAAAGCAATGTAACTCAAGCAGTAGAAACAACTACGCATGCGGAAGGATATCTTCCTACTAACTTTGGTGCAATTGCTAGAGCTCCGGCTCAAGATAGCCTGTTGATGGTAGATGCAGATAATAAAAACGAACTCTACATGTATACTCAAAGATTTGCTGGTGATCGAATATCACAAAACTCTTTATCTAAGTATGTTTTTGATACTGATATGTCTATATTAAGCACAGAAGTATTCGATAATTACTTTTATGCAGTTACCAGTAGACCGTTCAATAAGAAAAATAGTTCAATTAAGGATTATTATTTTGTAGAACGTACGTTTTTAGAGACTGTTGATACTGATATCCCTAGATTAGATAGATTACATTTTCTTGAGCCAGATCAAAAGATTCCTGCAGATAGTGATACAGTATTTAATATTGAGTATGATAGCGATGTAACTTCACCTACATTTGATACTACTACTTTTATTCTTCCATATCAAGATGCCAATGCTAATACTATTGTATTTGGTGCGGGGTACGGCGAGTATACTGGGAGATCAATTTCTTGTGTGAATACCACAGAAGCCGGTAAAAAAACTAGATTGAGAGTTCAAGGAAAGCTAGATGATATTCTTGCTGTTACCGAAGATCAAGGATTTATTAAAACTACACCTACTGAACTCGAAGCTCAAGGTTCTATTGCGCAAGTAGTAGGACCCACTGATGATCAGGGGTTTTTATTTGCATCCGCTAGTGGTGGAACCAAGGGTGTCTATGTGGGCGCACCGTATACAATGCAGATTGAATTGTCTCCCCAGTTTGTTCGAGAGAAAGATCAAAGTATTGTTGATGGTGCATTAAATCTTAGAACTCTTACTACACGATATTTAGATACTGGGAAGTACAACATCCGCGTTGAACGTAGAGGCAATGAGGATACGGTTAGTGTCACAACTAAACGAAATCCATCGTACAAAGAAGATTTGTACAACCAATCCGTATTAGATTCTCCTGTTGCTATCTCTAGTGAAGGTGAGTTTATGTCAAAAATATTTGGCAATTCGGAACACATGAAAGTGTTTATTGAGAGTGACCATTACACGCCTTGTAATATTACTCATATTGAATTTAAAGGCGTATTCAAACAAACTTATAGATCAGGACAGAATTAAGGAGTAACCTATGGCATCAAGAGTACAAAAAAGAAGAGGTTCCCCTAGTGACCATACTACATTTACTAGCGGGGCAGCAGGAGAAGTTACAGTAGAACTTCCAACTACCCGTGGTAGTGGGGCTACGCAGGCATATGGAGCTATCTATGTACATCATGGTGATGGTGCTACAGGTGATAGAATTCCGTCTGAGGCTGAGATTACTAATACTGTAAAATCTGTTGTTGATGAGCAAAGATTCTTAGCTATCATTAAGGGATTTAGACCGATTGATGATGATGGTAATACTGCTAATCCTGACATTCTTCCTAGCCGTTGGGAATATGAATGGCAAGAGTGTTCTATTTCTGGTGGTGATACTGATGTAGCCAAGGTAGTTGATATTGATCTTAACGGAACTACTGGTGATAATACTGATAAAACAATTATCGTGCCAAGCGATATTTATGGTACAACAGTATCTATTCCCTTGCCCGTTACAAGTGGTCAATCCACTACAACTGTAGCTAATAATATAGTTACTGCTGTAACTGGCGAAAGTAGTTCTTTATACAGTGCTGAAACAACTGGTGATGGGACTGTTGTTAGATTTACTGCTGACGTTAAGTCGGATTTGTTAGTGCCTGTAATTAATCTTCCAACTGGTATTACAATTACTAGCACCACTACTTCAACTAGAGGTCAAAAGTATAATATTGTTACAGGTGGATCGGGAGACTTAGGTAGAAAGTCTGATCCGGGTAACGATAATACGCATGAGTTTGCTGCTATTAATATCGCAGAAATTCAAAATAGTAAAAAGTTTATTGGCCCCGGTATTGGTAATGGTACAAATGAAATTGTAGAGCAATCAACAACTAGTGGTTCTGGGGTTATTAACGCATTCCCAAGTAACTATAAGGTTATTCCTATTGGCGGAACTGGAACTTATGATAGCAGTAGTGAGGCTACAACAACTTTAGATACAGGCCAAGCTGATAAGTTTAGAAATACTGCGGTAAACTATGTTGTTGAAATGACTGAGCGTAGGAAACTTAATGTTGGTACTGGCTCGGGTCAAACTGTAGGTACAGCAAACTCTGATGGGTATAATGTATTCTACTACTTTAATGTTCCTAATGCAATTGCTGGACCTTGTTAAGGAGTAAATCATGAGTGATGAACTTATTGCCAGTCAGTGTTGTCCTAAATTTTTTAAAGCAACCAGAGTAGATAACTCTTGTTTTAGAATTGCTGAAGCTTACATTTCTGAAGATACATTCAATGGTATTTCTGATGCCGATAGAAAGTTTGTACGCTTTGGTACAGACGATGAAGGCGATGATATCTGTTGGGAAGTAGATAGAACTAGATCGTTTACTGGAGTTCCTGCAGGATTTACTACAATCACAGGACTTACTGCAGCAGATGATATTAAAGATTCAGCTGATAAAATTTTACTTGAGAGTGCTACTCAAGATAGTGCAATCTATGTTATTGTAGCAGCCTGTCGCAAATCTGATTGGGATGTTATTCTAAAGGGTGGATCTGAGGCTAACTATCTTGTAAATGATGCTACTAAATTGCTTAACTTTAGAAAAAGATATGGAAGTGCTGTAACCAAAGGTGGTTTAAGCGGCAATGTGTGTGTTCAACCTCAACAACAGTTTTTTGCATTTGATATTAGATCTACAACTACTATTGATGGCAGTACTACGCATGCCAACAACTACGATGGTACTCCTGTTGGTAATGCATCTCCTATTGCAGTAGGTAAGTTTATTAAGGTTACTGCTAACTTAGTAGACTCTGGAGGATCTGCCGCCTCTGTTTACAAAGATACGGTTGGTAATAATTCAGAAGAATCTAGTACGAATGCTAGCTCAGTGACTAATGAAATTTTTAAGGTTATTGACATTAAGCGGCAAACGCGACCCGGAGCATCTAATAGTCCTACTTATATGAAAAGTATTTCTGCATTCTTTGCAGCTGGCAGCACGGTAACTGTTTTGCCTGCTACCTGTACCGATTGTTTACAAGCTTATTTGCAAACAGAAGGCCAAGCTCATGTGGATAAAACAATGGATACCATTATTCCATTTGCCACAGCAGGTGATACTTACATTAATTTAATTAATACTACGCCAAGTCTTTGGCCCTGTCGAGTTAATATTGAAAGGACTTATGATCCTAATATGAGTGATGCTCGAGTTGAGAATGGTGTAAAAGAAAAGATTAGAAGCAGAGAACCGTTTATATCTACTACTGCACCAAGCCTTACTCGTACAAATTGTAATGATCCTAGTGACAATGCAGGAACACCGTTAACTGGTAAGTCTTTTGATTTTGGGTATAATACACAAACTTCTTTTGACAAACTACCCTTTACTAATAATATTTTTGAAGCTCATCGCGCTGATCCTGATGCTGATATAGCCACAGTAAAAGTATCTGCTGAGTATACAAAAAATTTAAGGATGTCTAGAGACAACGCTACAGATACTAAATCATGTGGTAATATGATTCATGTAAACACATTAGGATCTGGCTCGAATGCCGTTGATTTTGATTATATTTTAAACTCTGTAACTGTGACTACAACATATAATACTTCATCTTTTACCGGGGATGTACCAGAAGCGGTAATGTTTCCTACTCAAAGTAATAGCTCTTCTTTAAGCACTGTAGCTGTTATTCCTGCTTGGAAAGATACACAATTACAAAACTGTGGAGATTTCAATGAACAATGTAATTACCCAACCGGACAGATAATAACTGTAGATTCTGCTAATAAGCCTACTGTTGATGGTGAATTTTTAGCGGGTGGTACTCCAAGCATTGGATACTCTCCTAAAGAAAAGGTTTATAAAGGCAGAATCGGTATGAGAACTACGGATGGAGAATTAATTCCCATGCTTAGATATGCCCAGTTTTATTGTAATAATATTTCTGATCCTACTTATTCTTTTTCTAATCCTATTAAACAAGCGATTGAAGAAGATTTACCTAGAATGAATAATATTATTGATCTTGTGGTGCCCTTGGCTCCGCAGTTAGAAATTGCAGGCGGATTTAATGTTAATGGATTTAAACCTTCAGAGCAATTAACATCAGAAGATCGAGGTAGAACAGATGTAGTAAGTGAACCGGGGGGATCTGGCAAATGCTATCCGGGCAAGTCACATCAATCTAAAATTACCTTTGGAGATGCTGCCACTACAGGCACTTCTCTTACAGGCTTGCCTTTCTACATGACAACTTATGCTATTGGAACTGGTGGTACTTATCTTTATCAAGAGGGAGATCAAAAGTTCATTAATAACTTAAATACAATTAGAGAAATTGAAGCTGCATTAAACTGTGATCCCAATGATGAAGCAACTCAACGATTATCCTGTGATGGTACGGGTAATTGTGACGCAAGTGAGAATATTGCTAATTGCAGAGAAATTCATTCGTTAGTAACACCACATTTTATGGCTCACTTTATAGCTAATAATAAGTACACTAAATTTAATGGATCAACAACTGATGTTGATTTTGATAACAGCGATTTTCTTTATAGGGGGAATGGAGAACATTATTTAGATGGAGCTTTATCAGGCGATGCACATGAATATGTTAACAGTGCTGGAGAACCAGCAACTAATATAGCTTTAGGTGATTTAATTGGTATTGATTCTGAGTGGTCTAGTGTTTATATTGAAGCACAAGATCCATTTGCGAGGGGGTGTACGGGGTGTATGCGTACTGTGTTTAGTGATGATAATTATGCATTAATTACGGAATACGAACGATCCGGTAGTTTAACTGAAGACTCTAACCCTCACACAATTTAAGGAGATAAGTATGGCAAGAGCTGTTTCAATGATTTCATTTCTTGATAGAGATGACAATGATAAGGTATATCAACTAAAGGTTACTATTCATGAGAACTTTTCTGTTGAGTATCAATTTGTAGGTGATGTATTACCCATGCTTTCTCCTGAAGAAGTAGAAGAACAAAAGCCTACATTAGGTGATAAGGTCGAAGGTTTAATTGATGGACTGACCGGAGGTAAACTTAAGAAGTGTGGGGGCTGTGCAAGACGCAAAGCCCTGTTAGACAAGCTAGGAGGATCTGATGAGTAAGTTACAACAGCTACAAGAAATGTTGATTGATGCATTGATTGAAGATCTTAATGATCCTACTATCCGTGGACCCGGATTGTATGGTGTAGTTCGTGGTGTAATCAATGACCACAAGGAAGATATCAACATCCTTCCTCAAAATACCATCAAGGAGATTGAGAATGCAATGGCATCGGCAGCTCCCTTTAAGATTGCGGAGTCTTAAATGAACGAGTTAGTATTTATTGAATTAATTATTGGGTGCGGTATTATTAATTTTCTATGGCAGATCCAAAAAGAATTGGGTAAAATAAATGCTAACCTTACCAACTTGCACCATATTGTAGAGGACCATGAAAATAGATTGAGGACGATTGAAGGAGAAATCTGATGGACATACCACAGGAAATGAAAGATGATTTTAGGAATCATTTGTGGGCGTGTTTTAAATATCTAGGTTTGGGCGAACCTACAGCTGTACAGTACGCCATGGCAGATGCTCTTCAGAACGGCCCTAACGACATGCAGCTCCAAGCTGGGCGGGGGTTCGGTAAATCTGTTATCACCGCCTGTCTGGCCTCGTGGTTCCTTGTACGGGATCACAACTCAACCATCATGGTTGTGTCTGCTACCGGCAACAAAGCGGTAGAGTTTATTAGTATGACCCGTAGAATTCTAGATCTTGTTCCTTATTGTGAACATCTTAGACCCGGAGATCATACAACCGACAACGCCTTTGGCTTTAATGTAGAGTCTAGAACTCGTATCGGGCAGGATAAGTCCTGCTATGCCAAGGGTATTACTGCTCAGATCACAGGGTCGCACGCAGAGTATCTTATCTTTGATGACGTAGAGATTGAAGGTAACTGCGAAACAGCGGTGACTCGGCACAAGCTGCTTAACAAGTGTCTTGAAGCTGAGCAAATCAGAAACGTGGGTGGGCGCGTTATCTTTCTTGGCACTCCTCAGATCAAGGATAGTATCTACAATCAATTAAAATCAGGCTACCCAGTGGTTAAGTTCCCTGCGATTATGCCAAACAAGAATGTAGAATCTGAGTGTGAGGATGTTTCCCCGTGGATCTTTGAGCAAGGCTTTGAAGCTGGAGATCCTACACAGCCAGAAAGATTTAGTATGGAGACATTGATGGAGCGTCAAGCAAAAGTCGGACCCACGCTCTTCAGTCTCCATTACAAACTAGACACCAGTCTGGCTGATAAAGACAAGTACCCTCTTAAGCTACAAGATCTTATTGTATTAGATGTCAGCCCGGATATGGCACCAGAAAAAATTGTCTGGGCTACTTCAGATGCTAATAGAAAGATCCCATCCTTTGGTATGTCGGGTGATTGTATCTATAATCCAATGTGGATATCCAATCAGTTTGTAGAATATCAAGACAGGGTAATGTTTGTAGACCCCTCTGGTCGAGGTAAAGATGAGACTGGTGTATGTGTTGCTAGTTTTAGTAATGGGTATATCTTTGTTCACGAATTATTGGGCTTAGAGGGAGGCTATGATAGAGCAACCCTACAAAAAATTAGTAAACTGGCCTATGAATATGAGGTTAATCATGTTAGAATTGAATCTAATTATGGTGATGCTATGTTTAATTCCCTCTTAAGACCTGTCATTACAGAGATATGTGGGCAGGTAGCCATTGAGGAGTATCGGGTGACTGGTCAGAAGGAACGCAGAATGCTTGCCGCTCTGGAGCCTACAATGGCCCAGCACAGGCTTGTGTTCGATAAGAAGCCCGCTAGGGATGAAAAGAACCAGAGGCAGCTCACACGGCTTACAGACCGCCGTGGTAGCCTTACACACGATGACCGTGTAGATGTGCTGTCAGCTGCCTGTATGTATTGGGAAGAAAGACTACATGTTAATGTAGATAATGTTATTCAAAAAAGAAGAGAAAAGGCACATATAGATACAATTGAAATGTGGCAATCAGACAAGCGTATCGAGGGCTTACTTGGCTCTAGAGTATCTGGTGCTTTGAGGCATCATGATGAGATTTATCAAAAGAACCAGCCCAAACGAGTGGGGAAAACTGGTCGAATGCAATGGGGAAGGAGAGTTTAAATGCCAGATCCAATGACAATGATGATGGCTGGTCAGATGATCGGCTCTGTAATGCAATCCATTACTGGAGGATATCAGCAGGCGGAGCAAATGGCTCGCCAAGATATGGCTTTTCAGCAAAAAGAATTTGAAAGACAGCTTCAAGTTGATGCCCAAAACTTTGCAATCAATCAAGCTAATGCCAATCGGCTTATTAAGAATAGGCAAATGGCGGTCGGTGCTGCTACACAGCTTGCGGCTAAAGAATATGAAATTAATGAAGGTTATCAAAACTCTTCAAGACAGTTGGCTAGAGCTATGGCTACAGAAAATGCCACGCTGACCTCTAATATGGCTGGACGTAATATTGCTACTGGTAGTGGTACAGCTGCAGCCTTGGCTCGTTTAGCTACAATTAATGGTAGCAATAGTAGAAAGAATCTTCTTCAACAAAAGAAAATTGCACAGTTAAACGCAAAAACACAATATCAAAATATTATAAATCAACGAGATTTAACAACCCAACAACCCGTGTACTTTGTTCCCGGTGTGTCTCCAGTAGGCGATCCAGACTCAGCTGTTAAGGCTGGATGGACTAGTGCCTTGACTACTGTTGCTGGAGTTGCCGTTGGAGCGAAAATATCGTGAGGAGTAACTAATGCCAAAACCAGATAATAAACGACAAAAGCAAGGGCGACCATCAGATCCTAGAGCAACTGTTTTCCAAGAACAGTTTGCCCCAAAGATGCCGGGATCTGGTCAACGTGAAGTATTTATTAGACCCTCACCAGAAATTAAAGATACTCCTTCCCAAATTTCTTTTGGCAACATGGTACAGGCACCTGATGCTGGTCTACAGAATCTGGCTGCTATTGCTCAAGGTATTACCAAAGGAGCACAGGCGGCTCAGCAGGTTTACAAGTTTAGAATTGACAAGGGCAAGAGAGACTTAGAAGAAATTCGTCAACAGAATGATTGGGCTAAGGTTGTATACAAGCCTCAAACAGATGAAGATGGTAATGTAACTCAAGCAGAAAATCAAATTATTAACAGAAAAGATAAAGAATATCAAGCTAAGGTTAACGAGTATGAAGCTGCAAGAAAGTTAACATTAAACCCAGAAAATGAAAACTATGATCCAGATGCTTTAACAGAACTTGGCTACACAATTGTTGATGATCCTAACGCTACTTACATAGCTATGCGAGATGCTTTTGAAGGAACATATGGAGGAAGACCTAAAGAAGTACGATTGTATGGTAATAGGTTGTTAGAACAATATGATGATAAAGCTTATCAAGCAGATCAAAAAGATCAGACTAGAGATTTAATTAGAGAAGCCAGTCTTATTCGCGATCCTAACGATAGAAAAGTATTTTTAGAAACGTGGAGAGATACGAATGGTGCTTATCCGGGTACATTAACAGGAGACGAATGGGCTCGGTTATATGCCAGTACCTCTAATTCTGTAGATTCTAGTAATGAATCTATGATTCAAGATAAGCTTGCCGAAGCTATTGATAAAGAGATTCAAGATGCAGTAGGAAAAGGAACGGAATTAGAGTTAGATCCAGCACGAGTGGATGAATTATTTGACCCTATTGTTGAAGAAGTTTTAAATAATAGAGATGAAAAGACTGGTCAATTAATTCCGCCTAGTCCAGAAGATTTAAAAAGATTATACAAGCTGGACGAAATTAGAGAAGCCGCAAAAAGAAAAATGAGAACAGTTAAGCGCCGAAAAGAAAGCGACAATAACAAAACTAATATGGTGGAAGGCGACCAAAGATCTGATAAAAATTTTGAGAGCAAAACTCCTGCAGCTCGGTATAGGGGTTTACCGGAAAGACTAGATGTATTAGCTGAACGAAGAGCTAGAACGGGTGATATTACTCCGGCTAAAGAAGCTCAGCGAAGAGCTGAAGATACTGTTGAAATCTATGGGGGACTTATTAAAGAATTTGCAGCTGATCCTAAAAAACTTTTAGAGTTTGCAAAGGAAATGAAAATCTATGATGCAGAAAACACTAATCCTAGTCAGTTGTTAGAGAGAGTAAAACTTTTATTTACTCAAGAATTAAAGGGGGCAAAGTTTACTCCGCAAATTAGAGAAGATGTTTTGTCTGAAGAGGCTGCTCAGTTAGGCGCTGAACGTAATGCTGTTATTCAAAGTGGAGCATTAACTTCAGGCAATAAAGATGCAGTTGAAGAAGCAATGGAAGAAATTGGTGAGATTGAAACAAGATTAGATCTTATTAAAAATAATCCCGATCAAGCATTTCAAGAAATGCAAAGATCATTCTTGGCTAAATACCCAGCTTTTGATGATGACTTTACATATATGGAGCAAGCTTTAGATGGTGTATTTGATTCAGCGGATGTAGAGGCAATCACTACAGAATTATCAACTCTTCTTGTTGCAGATGTAGTTGAGATGGCTATGCCAAGATTAGCTGAAGCTTCTATTGATAATAATACAATAGACATTACCGAAGGAGATGTTTCCTTATTGCCATTTGCAATTCAAAGTAAAACCGAAGACTTAAGTATATTTGACGAAAATGAACCTCTTAAAGATGCCGCTTTGTACGCTGCTCAAAATGTTGGCAGTGATGAAGTAGATGAAAACGGTAATACCCCTATTGAAGCATTTTATCAAGAGTATGAAAAAACCGGAGGCAGTCGAAATGATGTACGGGCTCAAGAAGCTTTAGAAGCAGCGGGAGAATATGTAGATAGGTTCTTAGATGCTCGACAAAGAGTGGTTACAGCACAAGCTCAAGAAAGAAGGGGACAGCTTAAAAAAGAAAAAGATGAGGGAGAAATTAGACAGGCTTTAGGTTCACCTTTAGATATAAGCAAAGGCACTAATCCATCTGGTGGTAATACTGATCAAGCTCATGCTCAATTATTTGAAAGAGGTGTGGGCGATATGTACAACGCAGTTCATCAGAATATTGCTACTGGAAATGTTCCATCAATTCTTTCTAATCATCCTGTTGTTGTAGCTTTCCAAAACGATCCTAAATTTAGTCAAGGAGTAGCACGCGGCGATATTACAGTAGATGATGCAATTGGAAAATTACTTAAAGACGGAATACTAACTGATCCTTCTGATACTCAAGAAGCTAGAGAAATGCTTAATCTTTTATCTATGGACTATGCACGAACAAATGGATTAGACTTTAGTATTCCAACTACTCCGGGCGCAAGAGCTGTGTCTATGGAATTAGCAATACAGGGATTGTTAATGACTGATCCGCAAAACGGTAATAGATATACAATTCCAGTTGGTGATAAAGATGTTGACGTTCCGTTTAGAGTAACAGGCGGCTTTGCTCAGAAATTACAAGATGCAATTGCAGCTTATCAAGCAGTTGATATTGATTCAGATCAAAGCGTGGAAGAGCGTGTTTTAGATATGAACCGATATAAAGTTGAACTTGCAATTCGTCATAATAGAGCATCTCGATTGCGTGACGGAAAACAAGATCCAGAGATGGTTGTTGCTCAAAGTATTACAGGTCAAGCTGATTATCTTCGTTCTAAACCTGCTAAGTCATTTTTTAAAAATCAATTAGGAATGAGTGATACTGAGATAGCATCTCTTCAACTGGTTGGAACTCTTTTCCCTAATTTAGATTCTAATGTTTTGGCAAACATGACAACGGGAGATCGTACTTTTATTATGAATATGATGGAAGCACTTGATAGAGGGGGATCTAATACACATTTATTTGCGGAAAGTCCAGAATATAAAAAAGCTAATGAACAGTTACAACCTTGGTTTGATAGTCAAAGTAAATTACTTGCAGAAAACGAAGATGCTTTAGATCCTGTACAAACATTAAAGGGTTTAATTAATTGGGTAACTAAACAAAGAGGTACTGATTCAGACGATCCATTTAGTGTTACTACGGGCATGTTCGCAACTGAGCTTGAGGATCAAGAGCTGCAAGATGCATTGCTTTCTCATCTTCCTGCATCATTACATGATGCTCCTTTAACAGAACAAGCAAACTATGTATTAAGATTAACATTAGTTAACAATACTTTTGATGGTGTAAATATATGGGCAGGAGCAAGAGCTGTTGTAGACAATACCCGAAACGGATTAACAAGGGCCGAGATTCCAACCGACGCTTTACTTCGTGTAGCTTTAGCACCGCTTAATTTGTCAGACGGAAGAAGAATGACTTTTAATTCTGCAGGTCAAGGTATTGCTGTTAGCGAATTTGTTCCTCAGCCCGCAGAATTTGATTTTAATACGGGCGGCTCAGCTAAAGCGGATCTAAATGATACATTATTGGTTCAAAGTGTTACCAACATGGATTTTATTTATAACTATTTAAGAGCAAATGGAGACTTAACACCAGAACAAAGATCAGCTGCTGTTGAAGCTGCTCAAAGCTTTATGGAGCCTTTATTTACAGAGGCCAATAACTCTGCTCAGCCTGTTGATTTAATGGGTGCTATTTTAGCTGCTGAATATTCAATTTCACAAGCGTCAGGAGAACCTAGTAAAATTATTCAATCATTATTAGAAAATAATCCTATGCTTAGTCCTGAAGATTTGGAAGCGTTGCGATCAGAGGGAAGGGTTCCTCTTGAGTTCTCTACTTTTCTTGAGCTTAGTTCAGCTGCATACTTGCCTTCTCGATATGCTGAAGGGTCATTGGCTAAAGACGCTAAGCAATTGGGAGTAGGTCAAACACCAGAAGGAATTGAATTGCTTACTCTTATAAATGAAGATCCCTTTTCACTTGCCCCTAATCAACAAGAGGTAAGTATTTTTGGTAACAGGAGAGTGTTAACTTTAGGTGGTGCTGATGGATCTTATCTTAGTACGAATTCTAATACACTACCTTATCAATTAGCACATACATCTAATGAAATTAGAAGGGGCGGTATGGCAGATGCTTCCGATCTTCCTCATCTTGTTACATCACCAACTAGTGGATTTAAAGTTCCAATTAGTGATTTTAAAGATGATCCAGAGCAGTTACAAGTTATCTTAGAAAGACACGAAGCTGGGTTTAGAGGTGCTCTTTTAAAAGGTTTACATGCTCGGGGACATATTAAATTAATGCCGGATGGTACTTTAGATCCTACATTTGGAGTTCAAAAGATTGGTGAAGTAGACGGCGAAAGAGTTGATTTTGAATTAAGCTTGGCTCAAATTCAACAGCCTCTTATGATTCAAACAGAATTATTAAAATACTATTTAACTCCTAAAGAGTCACGAGGTATCCGATATCCAGATGCAAACTGGATTATGGATACTATTAATACAGAGGTGTATGGCACTTCTGGTTCTAATGACAGAAATTTATTCTTTAAGTTGTGGGGACTTAGAGAAGATACTCGTACTGAATTAAGACCGGAGTCACAATATTTTTCCCGCAGATTATCAGACCTGTATCAACCTATTGAATATGATGGATATTATTTAGAAAATGAATCATTTTTTGGATTGTCTGCGCAACTTGGCGGCGGTACAGTAGCAGATTTATTTAGAGGAGCTGAGGTTGCGGCTTCACACACTATGATAGGTAGAGCATTACAAGGTATTACCCGAGAAGAAGGAGAGATTTACAGAAAGTATGCCGCAGATATGGCGGGACGTAGGCCAGTTATGCGTTTGCAAAGTGACAGGTCTTTAACAAATATGCCATTTCAAAGTATTCGTGATGTGCATAAGTTAACTGCAAAATCTATTAGCTCAAACGGAGGCGAGTTAATTGGAGATATAGATGCTACTCAATTTAATTATCCGTTTATTGGAAAAAGAATTGATCCTCAAGAAAGGCGTATTGACATTCCGCCTACAGAAGAAGAAAAAGCTGAGGATGAAGAATTTAGACAGTCATTAAATCGTGCCTTTACACCAACAAGAGGGTCATAAGGAGATTATTATATGGGATTAGTTGAAAACGAATTAGCAAAAGATACCAGAAGAGTAGAAGATCCTAATGCAGCAATGGCAGAAGATATTAGAAGTTCAGCAGAAGAGCCTATTAGTCCTGCAAGTTCTCCAATAGACAGCGTAACTGGTTATCAAGCTAATACCATAAACTATCAACGTGCCAAAGCCATGAGTATTGCCCGTAAGGGAGAAGAACGTTTTGGTAATATGAAAAGAAATGTTACAAGAGCTCAACTTCTTGGAGTATCAGATCCAGAAACTAAACAGGATTATAACGATTTTCTTTATAAGATTGTGACTCCCGATTCTACGGGCAAATTAAAAATTCAAGATAAAAGAACTATTGGTTGGGCTGATTCTTCAGCTGCCAGTTGGTTCTTAGGTAACGCTGAATTAACCCGTGGTATTACTGCAAGAAATGCAAGCAATATTGAAATCAATAAAAATTTAATGTATGGTGGGTTTAGAGATTACTTTGAGAATCGTGGATTAACTCAGTTTGATGATGAGTTTGAAGAAGCAATAAAGAGTAGCACGGTTTATGGCAGCGGTTGGAATATGAACCCCCTCAACTTTGATGATTCATTTGATGCTTTTGGTATTATGAAATCTCCTGACTTATTAGCTCTGCAGTATAAAGATGCTAACTTTAATGCAGAAAGTTATCTACAAAACATTGCTTTAATTAAACCAGACTTTGCTCAGCTTATGCAAAGCAGTGGTGTTGATATAGAAATTTTAAAGAAAACAGAAAACGCTAATGAGTTCTGGTGGCATGTTAACAGACAAACTGCTATGATTGGAGCAGGTAATACTATTGCTACATGGAAAGATATGGCTCCGGCATATCAAGAATGGGCTATGGTTACTAAAGATTTTGTTAGGGACTCTGTTCTTAATGATCCAGATTTTGCAGGTGAAGCATTAATTACTGCCGGTTTACAACTTGTACCCGGAGTTGGTAAAGCAGCATTAGTTTCGTTTGCTATTAGAATGGCAAGAAAAGGCGAGAAGGGGCGGCAGGCTGCAAGGCGTGCTATTCAACTTGCTAGAGGTGTACGCAAGACACAAATGTTTGTAAATCAAGCATTGCCTCAAAACTGGGGACTCAGTGTAGGCCACGCTATTCGCAAAACTCAATTTGGTAAATTCTTAGCTGTACAGTCAGATGAAGTTATTATTGATGGATCTAAGTACGCTATTGGTAGGAAGTATGGTTCCGGTTTATTAGGTTATACTGCGGCTGAATTGCCAGCTGGTTTTGTTGAAGAAGGTATTGCTGGTGCTTACAACGCATACACAATGAATAGAGTCCAAAAGGGCCGTGAGCAAAGTGTTTTAGATGCTTTTATTGATGAAGGTATTGCTGGTTCTGTTATGAGAGCATTCCTCATTAATCCTGCACTTAGAAGTTTTAACTTTGGTTTGCAATATGTTGGAGCCCAAACAACTAACTTCTTAAAAAATAACATGTCTATGTTTGATGATGATGCTGATAGCATGGGTTGGGTTAGAAGTATTGGTGCAGGATTTGCTAGAGCTAAATCAATGTACAATATTGACGATGCACACTTCTTAGATAATGAGATGGATGCGTTAGAAGTTATGTCAGAACTAGATGCTTTAGGTTTGTCAACAGAAGCAGACAAGGTTGCGTTTAGAGAAGGCATTCGACCAGAAGATATGACGGGTGAGCATCCTTTCCTTGTAGCTATTGCAGAAATGATGCGGTATGACAAGCGGGGTAGAATCCTAGGCCGAGAACGTAAAGCAGATGGTAAACCCGGAGAGCTTAAACTTGTTAAATTAATTAGAGAGGCTAGGGAAAACTTAGCAAAACAAGAACTTATTAATGATCCGGCTCAAAAAGGAATTAAAGGCAAAGATGATTTTGTAATTAATGAAACTGATACAGAAGAGGTTAAGGCTCAGAAGCAAGAGAATATTAAAAAATTAGAAGAACAAATACAACAGCCTGTAACTCAAGAAGCGTTTAATCAAATGCTAATGGCTACAGTTTGGAATAAGTTAGATACCGAAGCTCGCAGTGGATATGAAGCAGCTGCCATGAAGAGTGCCGCATACTTTGAAATGTCAGTGACAATGTTAGCGGAGCAAGCAAAGGCACAGGCTGAAGCTGCTGATCCTGACGCAGAGAAAAAAGATATCTCTTATTATCGTGAAGAAGTATTACGAGATCCTAATATCTTGTTACGAATTGACGGCGAAGATGGACCGTTAGCTCGTGAGTTAAATCAATTAATTGCTGAAAAAAATCCTGAACTGTTTGATAAAAAAACTGATAAGGAGGGCAATGAATACTTTGTTCCTAAGAAAAATGAAGTGGATGACGACGGCAAGGTAACAAGAAACTACGAGTCAGAAATTGCTGAACTAAGGCGTGGCGTAGGTTTTGATGTTACGTTACAAGCAATTAAAAATCACAGAGAAAAACTGGGCATTACTAAAGATGTTAGGTTTGCTATTGATGACGCTTTGAGATTAACTACTACCGCTTTGTTTAAACAGTTACAACAAAGACTAGATCACAATGCTGGATTTAAAACTGTTGGTGATTTTATTATTAATGAATTAGAAAATCATAATGGTGATATTATCCTTAAGGATGAAGAGGGCAGTTCGTTAGTTCTTAAGGGGCTGCAGTTAACAGCAGAAGATTTAAAGAATGCAGATATTATTGAAGTTGTAATCCAATTTCGAGGTCAACCAAATCCTCAACGATTAATTTTAAGAAGACCCGGAGCATTAGATAGTAACAAACCTACTCATGAGGCTAAGTTTGTTCGAGTGGGTATTGATGCTAGAACTGTTCAGGCATTTGAACGAGTAAGCGGTATGTTAAATGCCCTACGAGCAGTAACTGATGTAGATATTGCCAATGCTGCTGAAAAATTTAAACCTAAGGTAATTGAGGCAATTCGCGCTAGACTTGGGTTAAGAGATCTAAGTGATGGTCAATTGGTTAATACATTAAAAGCTTTAAGAAAAGCACAGGGTGTTCCTCTAACCAATGCAGAGCTACAGCTTATTGCAGACTTAGAAAGAGAAACAGAACTTAAAGACCGTGGCACTATGGGTAGACCTAGAAGGTTTACTGCTAGATCTGTAATTGCTGATATGATTGAAAATACATTTGCCGATATGGTTGTAGGCGAATTGGCTGTTAATTATTTTGATGCCCGTGGTATTAATAGCTTGCAGGTCTTAGATAGATTGTCTCCAGAGGGAGATACTTTGTTATTTACGCTGGAACAAGCATTAACAGCTGCTAGAGACAATCCAAGAGTTGACGCTATGATCAAAGGTTTAGCAGAAGTATTTAATATTGAGGTCGAACTTAGAAGCGAAATGGCTCAGGCTAGAGCTAGATTAGCTAAAATGAAAAGTAGAGCAGAGTTAATAGCGGAAGCCGAAAGAGTTGGGGTTACACTTAAACCTCGATTAAATAGAAAGCAAATAAGAGAGCTGATTCAGAAAAAATATTTAAAGATGCTGAAGGCTGGTCAAAGTATTAGGCCATCCAAGACTAAACCTAAGGATCCTCCTACGCCGCCTGAGGCACCGCCTACGCCTCCACCGGCTCCACCGACACCCCCTACCCCTCCTACGCCTCCTACGCCTCCTGCGGAGACTGAGGCTCCGGCAGAGACAGAAACTACTGAAGTAGGTGAAATGTATTCTCCCGAAGAAACTGAAGATGGTCTTAGACAATCGTTATTTGAATTCTTTGAGGCTCAGGAAAGTCCATTATTCCCTAAAGAAAAAAATAGAGAGTATGCTAACAACGAAGTAGATGAGTGGCTTGAGACAGGCAGATTAAATCCGAGTTTAATTGAAGTGTTGCGAGAAAATTATGAATTACAATTTAGAGATACAGATCCTGATTTTGATGGATTTAAAGATTGGATTAAAACTACTCGTCAAGAACTTTTAGATGCTAGAGAAACAACTCAAGAGGAAACAGAAACTCAAGATGATTTAATTGATGACGAATTACATGATAAGATGTCAGAAAGAAGAGTTGCTCTTCCCTCAGAAATGATTGCTTCTGGAACCGTGATTGAAGATAACTTTATACAGGCATTTGATGCCTATATGGGGAATCAAGATGATCTTAATTTACAACAAATGGCTATTGAGTATTATAATCAATTAATGGATCATGAGGCTGGGCTTAGAGATTTAGAGGTAGAACAACGAGAAGAAGCTGAAGATCCTGAATATCAAAGAGAGCTTGATTACAAAGAGCAAAGGGCACAGGATGAGCTTGACTCTTTAAGTGATCAGGATAAATTAGATATAATGAAAGCAGAACGTGCAGCTCTTATACGGCAAGCCAAGATAGAAGGAGTCACAGCGGCGATTCCAATTCAATTGGAATCAGACATAATGCGTTTAGAAAAAAGCATTGCAGCTCAAAATACTGCTGCTAATCCTTTAGAGGCTTTTGATAGCGATAAAATGAAACAAGCATTTAGTTCAAAAAACATCTTTAAACTAATTGAAGAAGAAAAGAACGATTGTTCTTAAGGAGATATACATGGCAAAAGGTAAATGTGACTTAACTGGATTTAACACAGCAGTAAAAAAACTGCAAAAACAATTTCCTGAATTGTCTAGGGAGCAAGTTGAAGAGGGTGTTAAGCAAAGTTTAAAAGCAGACGGATTTGAGTTAGCCTTTGGTGATACTACTCAAGATCCTTCAGTTGAGTTAGCAGAAGAAGCAGCAAGAGAAGCTACAGCAGCCATGGACTCAGAAGCTACATCTGAGGAATCTAAAGCAGGTAAGAAGTTAAATACAGAAAATGAAAAGGCTAAGACTGGAGAAAATGCAGCCGATGAAGAAGGCAATGTAGACCCCAGTATTCGTAAAGCTGCCCAGATTCGTCAAGCTTTGTTAGAAAATACTGACGAGCAAATTAGAGTTGTGCGAGATGCAGAAAGCAAAGATGTCGGAAACTCTGCCAAAGCTAAAAAGATTAGAGAAGAGCTTCCAACACTCAAGGCAAGACAAGTAAAATTAAACGCTCAACGTGAAGAGGCATTAAATCTTGCTCGATCTGAAGAAGATTTTGATAGTGATTTGTTTGCGGCAAGAGAAGATATTCAAGCAATTGATAAAGAGTTAGGTGAGATTGAAACAAAATTACAAAACTATTTAAAGTTTATGGGCAAGTTAAGTGAGAAAGCTCTTAGAGAAACTGCCGAAGAAAGAGCAAAGCTTGAAGCTGAAGCCGAAGAACTTAGAGATGATTTAGCCGATCTTGCTCCTGATATTACAGAAAATATTACAGAACATATTTGGGCTAGGTTGCAGTTGCGTCGTGAAAAGTTAGACCAAGCTCACAAGGTCCGAACTGTTCTTAGAGCGTTAACAAAGAATAATAAGGTTCCTAGTGTACGTCAAATTCATGCTGCTTTAGTAGAGCTGGGAATTGATAGATACACAGCAAAATCACTGGCTAAATATCTTTTAGATAGATATCACGCCGCTATTGAAGCTGATAAAAAGTTAACACCCGAACAGAAAAAAGAAAAGATTGAAGCTTTAACTAATATTGAAGTAGATGGTGATACCAAGCTTACTCAAAAGTATTTTCAAGCTGCAGTAAATGATTTAATTAATAGTTTCTTTGAAATTGCTAGAGCCCCGTTGACTAAAAAAGAAATGCGTAAAGCTGAAATTTATGCTATGTATGGTAAGGAAAGATGGGAAGATATTAGGCAGTCTAAGAATCCTGATGCTGTTATTGATTCATTAATTGATGGCAATAGTGATTTGGTTCCTGTAGCAGGTAAACCCTTTACCGGCATCATTAAAGAAATGTGGGATCCTACTAAGCGTCCAGAGATTGATATGTCTGAAGATGAAAAGGCCGCTGTGTTAGATAGTGCTAATCAAATTAGATTGATCAATACTCTTGAAACTTCTTTAAACAATTTAATTTCATTACAAAAAAGATCTACGGTAACTGGAGCAGAGCTTTCTAGTTTTGGCTTGTTAGTCCGTAACAGCTTAGACGGCAGTAAAGTAAATGTAGGTAAAGCATTTGCTAAAATGAATTGGCACAAACTTTTCCAAGCTAGTTTAATTGGCGATGCTGATGCTTCTATTCAGTACTACGATATTCAATCTTTATTAGAAGAACTTTTTATTCACCGTGCCCGTTTAGAGTATAAGGCTAGAGGTAAAAAAGAAGATGCTAGATTATTAGAAGCACAAAGAGAAAATCTTTCGCGTGACGAATACCTACAAGATCCTGAATTATTATTAGAAGAAACCCTATCTCTTGCAGAGGGCGATGCAGATGCGTTACGAACTCTGGGTAAGAGATTATTTAATACTAAAGGTAGTAGTTTATACGGTCAGTATATGGTTGGATTGGATCGTAATAGAAACTTAACCTTTACTGAAACCGCTGAGGAATATGAAGCAAAGATTCAAGAATCAATCTTAGAAAGATTGTATATGAAATACTCTAGCTCGCCTCGGTTTATGCGTAATATTATTAATAGTTTAGAGGCAGAAGGATTAATTCAAGAGGGACTGTACAATCCTTCTAAGTTACAAGATGCTGATGTCCAAGATATTGCTCAAGCTATTATTAAATACTTAAGTAATTATAAAGGTGTCCCTAACAAATTAGCAGACTGGGGCAACGGAGAACTTTCTTATTCAGCAGCAGACCAAGTTGGTATGGGTGCTGTAGATACTTTGGCTAATATTAGACCGGGAACTAGACATGAAACTATGGAAACATTCCGTGATGAAGTAGACTCTGACGGTCGAATTGTTAATCCCGAAGAAAGAGCAGACCCTGTTAAAACTCGTGGTGCTCCTATTCAGATTAATATTGCCGAACCAATGCTTCCGGGTAAGTTAGAAAAATTAAAGGAAGATGCTAGACTGTTAGCTATTCAACAATTTATTTTAGATATTGATCTTAGTCCAGAAGAAATTAAACAGATTTTTGATTGGGCAGATGATGGTAGCGAAGCTACTGGAGCAGTGTCTCCCGATAATCAAAACATAGCAGGTGAGCGTATTATTCCTCGTATTATGTTCCCCAATATGAATTCAGATATTCAAACTAGAGATGACATTATTGCAGAACTTGCTGTTGCTTTAAGTGGATTGCAGGATGTGTTGCTTGCTAGTATTCACGACTCCCTTAACCAACATATGAGTGGGGATCAAGAACCCGCAGGATTTATTAATGAAGATTTATTAAGAGAAACTCTTGAGGAACATGGTGTTGGTTTTGAAGGAACTGCTATTGTTGTGCCGGGACAAGAGGATCAAGTAGGAGCTGGTGCGGGCGAAGCTGGTGGTTTCTCTGTAGCTATGGCAAGGTTTGGTACAACTGCATATTTCTTAAATAGAGCATGGGGTAGAATGTACCCAGTGTTTAGAGATTCAGCTATTGAAAGTCTTGCGGCTTGGGATAGTTTTTCAAGAACGGTGCAAAACGATCCAAATATTACTCTAAGCCCCGATGACTTTTTAAGTAGAAATACTTACTTTGATGGTAACTTTAACGGTATTCATCACAAGATGGCATTAACTTTTACTTTTGTAAACCCAACTACAATTACTCCGAGTTCAACGGAAGCTGATATTAGACGGGCTGTAGCAGAAGGCGGAAGTGCTTTAGATTCTTTCTATCATGAACACAATCAAGAACTGCAAAAGAAATTTAAAAACTCAAGATACCAAGATTACTATGTAAAGGTGGCTCATGATGTTTTAATGCAGTTAGCTAATGTTGCATACAACGGCAGTGGAGTTGCAAAACAAAATGCACTTAACACTATTACAGCTATGCAAGAGGTAGGATTGCTGCCGAAAACCTTATCAAAAGAAACTTATGCAGATACTTTTACACCTGAAAATTTAAACAAGGGTGGAGAGTTAGGCAAGATTAGAGACTTCTTTAAACAGCCTGTGATGGTTCACCTGTATGGAGCGGGTAGAGAAACTATTTCTCAAGAGTTCTTTAACTTCTTAGAAGAAGAGGGTGTAAGTAAGGCTAACGCCCGCCGTATTGCTTTGCCATTGGTTAGACTGTCTTTAGGTTTTGGTATGCACGAAAGACAACTCGCTCTTAATGGTATGGCTGAGGCTAAAGAAACTTCTATTATGGGGCGAATTGTTGGTGATCGTAAAGTTATGGAAGATATTTTGGCTGAAATGCGTAAGAGAATGGATGCAAATAGCTTTAATCAAGAAGCCATGGAAGCTATTCAAACAGCATTAGGCAACACTTTAGATGTTTCAGACCCATTAAAAAATATTAGTGTAAACAATTTAGCCTTCCAAATTCAAATGAGAGATCGTTTGATTGAAGATCTAATTGTTACAAGACTGGGTTATGATCCGGGTACTCCACAGTATAAAAAAATTAAAACAAAAATTACAAAGATGATTAAAACTGCTACTGATAAACAGGTTCAGTTCTTTGAAGAAAGAGCAATTAAAGGTTTAGATAATCTGACCTTAAAGAATCCTGATGGCAGCGGCCCTCTGTTAACTTTTAAAAGCGATGCTGAAAAAGCTCAGCTTGCTAAAGTAATTAGAATTATTCTTACCGAAGAAAAGACCGATTGGAAAAACTTTGATGAACTCAAACCATACTTAGATGATCAAGGCAACTTGCGTAAAGAAAAGGTTGGAGATAAGTTAGATCCTGTTAAAAATCTTGATAGTATTATTAGACATATTCAAACTGATCTTAATATGGGTATTACCCGAGAAGAGGCTGCAGAGATTCAAGACTTAGCTGATAAAGCAGTTGAAGACGAAAGCCGTAGGGGATTATTTAGAGCTGTTCAAGGAATGAATCAAGTTGGTAGAACTATTGACTTTACTGCGTTAGATGTGTTGACTGAGTTTATGGGTGTATCTTTAATGGATCCTAGTATGCGTCGTACGTTAGAAAAGTATTATGCAAATAATAATACATTTCGCGGAATGGGCAGAGACTCTTACGCTGGTAGATGGTATGGCACAGAACATGCTGGTACTCACCAAGGTCCAAAGGGAGCACAAAACCAAGGTATTGATGCCGATGAACCACTGCTTGCTTTAGGTGTGTTTGTAAACCGTCGCAATGAGGTTGATATAACTAAAGCTAAAGAGATGTTTGCTAGATATATTATGTCTAGATCCGGTAATACTATTACAAATAAAGATCATGTTATTATTAAACTAGCTGAAAAACGTTTAAAGACTGAAACAGATCCAACAAAGATAACTTTATATGAAACAGTTATTGCTTCTTTAACTCCTGAAAATCAATTAAGCAAAAAGCAAAGAGAAAATAGAGACACTTTGTTTATGCAACAGTGGTTAGAATATTATCAAAATCTTAAAGTAGTTGAAGGTCAAACAAGACGAAGAAGAGATGCTGGTGAAGATCTTAGTGATATTGAAAAAGCTCAAGCTAAAATTAATGCTGGTTTATACCGAGCTATTACAGAAGATGGCATGGATCCACAAGAGTTAACAGCTGAGTCTAAAACTGTTGAAGAGTTAGAAGAACGTTTAGAAAAAATGGGACAAAACTATGGCATTAACAGTGCGTTGCCTAAAGCATTCCAACACTCTTTTAGAAATCTTGGGGTACCTGAGTTAAAGGCAGATCGAATTAAAAGATCAATGCTTCGTGCTGGATTAATTAAAACTAAGGTTAAGGATCTTAATGAATTCCAAGAAAATGCTGAGTTATTGTCCGATGACGCAGCACGAATGATTAAGTCAACTGATTTATCTGATAAAAACTTAACTGATAATTCTTTTAGCACTGATGAAGCTGATCTTATGTATCCTGCTCGAGAACAAGATACTATGGGAGGTCTTGAAAGATCTAGCCCAGAACAGAATATTTTAAACTTCTCATATCAATTAGAAAACACTTTGATTAATTTTGCTTATCAACATGGTTTAATGGATTTGGTTAAAGAGGGAAGATGGCAAGATCTTGATTATTACAGGCAGTCTCATACTATTAGAGAGCGGTACACTCAACGTATGAATCAAGAGTTGTCTGCGTTGCATAGTTCAGAGTTAACGAACGAAGAACGAACCAGAGAAACCGAAAGAATTACTCACTACTATCGTAGATTAATTAATGCTAAGCTTCGCGAGGTTAACCGTAGAGCGGTTGATAATAGAAGTGCTGAACAATCTACCATGCAGTTTGCTCCGGGTGGCAATGTTAGTATGATGAGTAGACACGTTCTTAGAAATACAGACGGCACACAAAAAAATATTGGGCAAGTTTTAAGTTCTCTCCGTAACGAACTTAATAACCTAGGTGCAGTTACTGCTCTTGCGCCTGTTGAAGGAATCCCATTAAACGAGTTTTCAAAAGCTAGTTTTATTATTAAAGATAGTAGAGATCAACCTAGAGTTATTCACGGTGCTGATGCTGCTCATATTTTAACAACTATTTTTGAAAAACAAATTACCATGGAGTTTTTGCAAAAACATCCTAAGGGTAAAGCTATTGCACAAAATACTATTAATAAGTATAAGCTCGTAGACAAAGAAGGCAATCCGCTTACAGTTAATGAGTTCGGTGCTAAGATTGCTATCTATGGTAAGTATTTAACTATTGGCGATGCTTTTGTTATTATGGATACATTGATAAAAGATGAAAATAGTCTTGGTGAAGAAAATATTGCTAGCCTTGCTAACACTGTCTTTGTTGGACATGTAGGTGATGAGCACAGTTTAAGAGAAACTTTAGCTGATCCTAATGCTTCTGGATCAAAGAGAGCTATTGTTCCGGGTACTGGTGAGATTAATACTGAAAGCCAAGTCCGGGGAACTACAGGTCGTATTCAATTAACTATGGCTCAGGCTCGACAAGCTTTAATGAATATTCAGAATAGCGATACATTAGATTTAATTACTGACACTGCTCATACTGGCATTGACGGTATTAATAGAACTAAGTCTAGAGGCACACGCTTAGATGAAGTTGATGCAATGAGTGGCGAGCGACTTGCCAATAAGCGATTGCGTGATGAGCTTCATGCTGAAGCTATGGAAATGATCTCTCAACGGTATCATGTTCGTCGTTCTAATACTATTACTACTAAACTTGATACTGATTTAAATGTAGTTGTGGGTGGTAGAGATAGATCTATGCTGGCTAGATTAGAGCGTAGAAATAGACAGTTACCTAAAAAACGTAATGTGCCTACCAGAAGATCAACAGATCAAGCTATATATCTTGATTATACCGAAACTCAAAACGATACAGACTTTGGATTAGGCATGTATACCAATGCATTCAATGCAACTATCAAAGGTATGCAAGAGTATGGAATTTTTGATAATCCTGAAATGTCTAAATCAGCCAAGCTTTTAATTAAGTTAGCTGATACTGTTGCTAGAAAAGGAACTGATATTGGCACAGAACTTTTAAATAGACAGCGTGTTCTTGGATTTATGATTAGTCATTACGATCCCAACGTAACTCCAAACAGACTTCCTGTCTTAGATTCTAAGGGTGAGGTATTACGATCTGCTACTGGTTTAGAAATCTTTATCGCCCAAACTTATTTATCTTTGGGTATTATTGGACCTGATGCTGATGGACGAATGCCTTTGCTTAACGAAGTATTGCAAGATGATGAAGTTGTTAAGACAGCTGAATTAGCTCGTGAGTTAGAGATGGTTAAGGAAATGATTACTACGGGCGAAGCTAATCCATACTATGATCATGCTCGAGGATTTGTAATGAATCTTGCAGAGAATCCTTTTGAAATGGAAGGTGAACTCACAGACGTATTAGAATCTAAGTTTGAAGAGTACCTTAGAAACTCTGGTATTGAGTTTACTCCTGAAGATTTGCCTACCATTAAACAAGCACTAATGGATGCTGTGCGAGCAGATGATGCATTTATTGATAGCATGATGGATCGTAATCAGCCTACTACCTATCCTATTACTGCGGCAGAAACAAAAGGTGATCTTACAAAAACTATTGAAGGGTCTTTGTTTAAGGATAAAGTTTTAACTGCAGTTGAAGACGGGTTTATTACTAAAGAGACAGCGGATATTATTCTGGCTGTTGTATCTCGTATGGCAGTTAAGAATCCAGAGTTGTTACATAAGATTGAGTTTAACTTTGGATCAAAAGAAAGCCGTGCTTTATCTATTCCTGACGGTGACAAGTATCTGGTCGAGTTAAGTACTGCAGATGGCAAAAAGAATCCTCTTACTGCAGCTAAGATTTTTGTCCACGAATTAGTACACGTTGGTACGTTTAAGTATTATGACTTACAAGATAGCTCTACTGAGTTAAATGAAATTCGTAATATGATGCAGAATAGAAGTGTATCTCGTTTGGTTTACCAATTAACTAAAGCTATTAATGCTGGTTCTTCTGCAGATGCCGTTCAAAGACATCAACACTACATGCGTAAACCAGAAGAATTTATTGCAGAAACTGCAGCAATGTATTGGATGAGTGAAGCTAATACTGAGATTGAAGATATCTTAAGTAAAGCTGAAGGACAGCTGGAAGCTCGCGATGGTGAGTCCGCAGAAAAATTAAAGTTTATTGATAGATTTAGAGCGGCTATCTATCGTCAAATTAATTTGGCTCGTAATGGTATTAGAACTATGGTTGCAGTGTTAGAGCAGCACCACAAGACTGATGAAACCAAAGCAGAGTTGGCTAAGTTAAGAGAGATGTCATTAAAAGCTGTAGGTGTGGTTGTTGATAACTCAGGTGCTATTCAGGGTAGGATTAATACCAAGGCAAACAAAAATTCTTACATGTTCTACCACGATGAGAAAGCTCCACCTGATCCAATTAGCGATGAAGAGTTTGGTACTCAAGTTGAAGAGCTTAATGAACTTAAGGCTGAACGAGATAAACAAGCTAAGCTTGGTGATAGTAAAACTATAACCGATAAAGAAATGAGTGCTCTTGGTGATAAGATTGTTGAGAAAGAATCTGCCTTAGAAGATCACAATACAACCGATGACTTTAGAGTAAGTAGATTAGAAGCATATCAAATGGAGCAATCTTTGTTAAGTGATTTCTCTAGAACAAGAAGTGATGGTGTTGTTGTTGTAGATATTTCTGAAGCCTTAAAAGAAATGCCAGATGTAGCTATGGCTGTTATTTTACGAAACATGAGAAAAAATAATGGTACTATTTTTAGATCGTTCGGAGATCGCTTAGCTATGAATAATAATACTTATAGCGGTCTTACTTTGGGTCCATCACAAAACCAGTCAACGTATGACTCTGTATATGATCTGGCTGTTCAGTTATCTCTTGCAATTGACCAACAAATTTTAATGACGCAGCATATGATTAATCCAGAAGGATCTAAAGACTTACTAAGATCTAAGCAAGACATTGATAATCAAATGGCATTCCTCAGAGGGCAACTGTTACGTTCTGATATTAAACCAGAACAGTTCCCAACAATTATGGAATACATTTCTAATCCAGAAATGAAACCACGAGAAGGCGAAGAAGCTGTGCATCAAGTTGCTAAAGATATGCGACAAGTCTTTAATGACATTATTGGGTTAGCAAAAGATGTAGGAATTTTGTATAAAAATCTAGAGTATGATGCGACACCTTTAAGGGTTAATCATCAATTCTTAGCCGAAGGTAATAACTATGAGGTTGTTGAAGATGCTTTATCTAAAGATATCGCAACAAATATCCGAACTAAAATGAGAGATGTTATTGATCCTATTACGTTATTTGCTTCTGGTTTGTTGCCACCACTTCAAATTACTTCTAATGAATTTGATGTTGACTCTTTACCTAAAGACAAACAGAAAGAATTTGTAGATAGAATTATTGAGCTAGCTGCTGATCCCAAGGGTCGTGAAGTTGTTCAGTTAATGTTTGATGCATTGCCTGAAGGAGTTCAACGTAGATTAGAAGGTAAGGCTATTAAGAATATTGGCAAGACAAGATACTGGTCGCAAAGCGACATTCTTTTACTTCAGTATGGTTTAAGAACTATGTATAAAAAAGCTTTCCAAAAACAAGGATTTAAATCTAAAGATTTTGCTCCTCTTGTTGAGTTTGTAAATCAAGCAGAAAACAAAAACAAATATATTAAAGCTATTACCTCCGGTGATTTTAATAATAAAGATTTCGCTACGTTTAGAAACAATAGAGACTTTAATATCTTTATGGAGTTTTCTAGAGTTGTGTCTGGAGAAGCAGAAGCTAGAGAGTTATTAGCATCTCACAATAATCCAGCACGATTCCGTGCATCATTATTTTTACGCGAAGCACAAACTGGTGTTCGATTCTTAGCAGTTGATAAGGTATTTGAACCAAGTCCTAAGTCTCTTATGGCTCAAACTATGGATAAAGAAACTGATAAAGAAGATGGCACCTCTGCTCTTAGTCGAGCATTTGTTGTAGACCCTGAGTCACTTATGGATGGTGTTGCTACAGGTTTAGGTTTTGATGCTGTTGCTACTAAGTCATTAGGTAAACTTGCTGCAGGAAATAATTATGAAATTGAAGGCGTTCGTTTTGATGATATCTTAGATGCATTATTAGAAACTGGCTCGAGAGATATTCTAAAAGATCCTAGGTTAAGTAGACAAGTTACTAGAGATAAGTCATTGACTAATACTGCCGAGCTTAGAGAACATCTTAAGGTAATTAAAAATAAGTATGACACTTTAGCAGGTAGACGGCAACGTGTTGATAAAACTCAATCCTTTGGATTAATGAATCGTCTCGCAGCTTCTGGTAGTGACCTTGTTCTTGCTGCTTATGGCGGTAACTTAACTCTAGCAACCTTTGTTGTTGAAGGTAGTTTGCAAGCTTTGAATATGGCTGGACGAGGCGATATGATTGCTGGACCCGCTAAACTTTTAATTGAAATGCTTAAGGGTGGGGCACGCGGTGGTCTTGGTGGTGTAATGAAACTTGGTAGATTAGCTGGTAATCAAAATGCTGGTAAAGCATTTGAAGATAAAATGACTATGGCTGAGCTAGCATATGCTCATACTCATTCTACTGTCCGAGGTTTAGAAACCAATCAAGATGATGAAAGTTTGATAACTGGTAGCACTATGGATAAGGTTGGTGCTGCAATTGGTTTGCTTCCTAAAACGCTAGCACAAGCAGCTACCGGAGCATCTTCTGGTATTACCAACAAAATTAAATACAGCGTTGAAGCCACAGCAATTAGAACTTTAAATCAACTTATTCAAAGTGGCGGCATGAAGCGTATGGCAGATTTCTTGCAAACTGATGCTGGTAAAGAGATTATGGAATTAGATTTTGAAAATTCTGATATTAATGATTTACATAAACAAGTCAAAAATATTTTTAAACAGAGTCCTAGTGGCTTGTCTGATTTTAATTTCTTGGGTAGACACGATGTAAAAGTGTTTATGGCTTTGGCTAACTCGGGTCTTTTACGACCTAGTTTCCTTGCAGACTTAAATGATTTGGTTGGTGCTGCGGGCTTAGAACAATTTATCTTTGACGGTTCAATTGATAAGTTTGATCCCGGTAGAGCAACTGCATTAACCCATATTGCTCAACTCCAAGAAGCTGCTTTGCGTACTCCTGATCCAAAGCTTCGTGCTCAACGATTAAAAGTGCTGTCTCAAATTAAAGAATATGTTAATAGAGAAATTGAAGCTAGGTTTGTGGGCGGTAATCCTTTGCATATGGATACTAGTAACCAAGCTCATGCAGTTCTGTTGAAAATTTTTAGATCCTATCCAACATTATTCTTTGCTCAAAGACTGCGGCATGACTCAAGATACTATGGTCCTGTGCAGAATGCAACTAGAATTTTAAATCTTATTAGTATGGATATTTTATATATGGTTGCACTAGAAGCATTTAAGACTGGGCTTGATGAGGATAGATTAGAAATTTTATTACAGGATCTTCAAAAGAAAGAATCTATTATTCGTTTATTAGGTCGAACTCCAACCTTTGGTATGATGGGTGGTGTACTTGCTTCTGGACTGGCTGAAGCATACATTGCCCTGACTGGCGGTAAAGGCTACACTCAGAACATTTTAAACCAAGCATTCTTGCCGGTTCCGCTTCAACGAATTCAATCGTTGTTGACTCGAGGTGTGCTTGATGGAAGTAAGTATGCTTTCCAAAAGGGACCAGAAGCTGATGCTAAGTTTAATCTTGCTCTAATGAATCTTATTACTGCCCTTCCTCTCTTGCAAGAGCAGGTAGTTAAGGCTGCAATTGTGCAGTATATGTCTACCCCCCAGATGAAACGTATTGAGTTAGAGCGACAAAAAAGAAGATCTCCATCCCAAGCTGGAGGAAGCGGCGGTGGCGGAGGAGGCTACGGTGGTGGAGGAATTACATATTATATGAATCCTGATGATCCCATGAACAATCCCGGTGTAGTTAAATTTGCTGCTGATAGAAATATCTGGCCTTCAGAGTTGCTGGCATACGATAGCTTGGCTGTTTTGGCTAAAGAGCCCCTTGCCAATTTAATGGGCTCTGAACCCCTCGCCCCGCTCGAGGAGCGTGTCCCTGATCTCTCGGCCACCCCAGCCCCTGCTGAGCCTCAGGCGGCTCCTGAGCCCCCGCAAAAGACAGTGGCTAATTATGTGCCAGCTGTTACAGGATCTCCAAGTCAAAGACTGGCTACTTCGTTAGGGAAGTATAAAGGTAATTAATATGCTATCAGCTTTTCTTAATCCTGAAATGTTGTCCCTGCTGACAGGAAGTGTTACAGGGTTTATCTTTAAGAGTATAGCGGAGAAACGAAAAAATGAACAAGAAAAATTTATGCGAGTACTTCAAGCTCAAGAGGCATCGGATGACTCAGCGAATCAAGCTGCTGAAAGAGTCAGTGATGCGGGAGGCAAACTTGTTAGACGTTGTATTGTCATATGCATTCTGTTTGCTACTATTATTGCTCCTTTTATTATTGCCTTCAATGACGGGATAACTACAGTGGTGGAGCATACTGAGACAATGTACGGATGGTGGGATCTTCTGAAGATGTTCCCAGAAGAGAAGACTATATTTACTGAAGTAGACGGATTCTTATTTACTCCTGAGAATAGAAATATTCTTGTGACTATTGTTGGGTTCTACTTTGGGCAGGCTGTGAAAGGTCGATAGGGGTCACGAATTTGTAAGGGGTGGTATAGGTAAAATTTTTTGATGATGACCCCCATACCCCCCCTTGAAAGGATTTGTGATGAACTACGATTTTTCTTCTCTGACTGACTGGCTTGACGTACAACACATTGCTGCTGTCATTGACCAGTACGAGGACCAGCTCGGGCCTTGGCCTATTAAGCCTTATCCCGGCAGCACGGCGTTTAGCCGTGCCCTCTATCGTTATCTCGATACTCGGGATAAGACTGACGAGCGATACGAAGAGGATCGCTACGCCGATTGGTGCGACTCTCTCTAACCACTGCCTCGCTAGGCTTACCGGCCTAGCGATGCTTTCTCATAGGCACACTGCAGCCTCCAATGCAGCAACCAAGGAGGTATCACCATGTGTGATTCCACCACCAACTCTGTTGGGTACAACGGGGACACGCACTGCTGGCAGTGCAATGCCCCACTCAACGAGGAGTCCCGAGAAGGCTACTGCTCTCTCAAGTGCTTTAACGAGCACATGGAGGAAGAGGTAGCTGGTCACATGCGGGAATATCACGGCTCCGGCTGCGATGATCCCGAGTGACTCTCGGACTCCACACAACACTGGGCTACCCTTGCCGGGGTAGCTTAGCTTTCTATAGGCACACTGCAGCCTTCAATGCAGAGACTAGGAGCTTACCATGTCCGGTTTGCCCCAAGGTTCGTCCCCTCGCCTTAGAGGGGTTATGCACTTCTTGACTCAAGCTGATCACCCAGTTGCGAAGACTTTGTGTCCTCGTGCTGTGCGGCCTGCCATGCAGTGGGAATCCTCCCACAATGATGATGTCAAGATTAGTGCTCTCAAGCCAGACGATGCCGTCTTTGAAGGATTTGGCGACATGCTCTGCTCTCGCCTTAGCGAGATTGAGGGATGGTCAGATACCGAGAAGATTCACATCGACGCTACGTTTACGGATGACGAAGGCAACGAGCACAACCACTGCATGATGGTGGATGTTGAAGTTTGCTGGTGTCCTGAAAGAAACGAGCTTGGCCTCGGTCTCCAAGCACTGGATGTCGAGTTAACTGCGGATGAGCTTGCTTATTCGCTCAACAAAATCTGGGGTGATTAATCATCATCCCTCCTGTCAAGCACGGTCGACAGGCCGTGACTTGACATTCCCATAGGCACACTGCAGCCTTCAATGCAGTAATCAAGGAGGTACTTATGTACCAATTCTTATCAGGTTGTGTTGCCGCATGCATTCTCATCTTTGTGATTGACGTAGCCATGGATCGTGGTGAGCCAGCTCCAGTAGCTGCCGAGCCTACGTTTCAGCTTGTCCGTCTACCTGAGCTGTCTGCCCTTGAACGAGCTGTCTGGTCCGCTGAGTCCACCAATGCTCCAGAGGGTATGAAAGTTAAAGATGGCAAGGATGGAGAGATCGGTCCAATGCAAATCACTGAAGACTGTTGGATTGATGCTACTCAGCATGATCCCAGTATCGGTGGTGTATACCGAGACTGCTACAGTCTTAAGTACTCTATCAAGATCTTCCGTGCATACATGGACAGATATGGTAGGGGCTTGACTGACTGTCAGCGAGCTCGCATTTGGAACGGAGGTCCTGACGGACATCTCGAAGACTGCACGTTACAATACCCAGCCCTTATTATCTTGGGCTGCTAATCAGCTGGGCTACCCTTAGCGGGGTAGCCTTGCTTTCCCACCTCTTTGCTGGTTGCGGCGGGGGATGGAAGGTGGGTAAGCCATCACTGTGGGTAACTGCAGTGGTGGTATTAGTGGTGGTTAGCCACGAGCCTGCTGGGGCGTGCCAGCGATAGGAAAGACTTATGTCTCGCCATGTCCTTGATCTCCCATGTGGAGATCGTATAGCGTATGGGTTTGATAGACCCATGTCCTCGTACTTCATCCAACGGTACACGCCGTCGGAGGATCAGCCTATCCTTTGGAAGGATGGTCCTGCCACCGTGATCTTGGAATGGATCTACGACTACGCCATAGAGAGGGGTATCTCGCAGGAGACGGTTGAAAAACTGTTCCCTGAAACCCATCTCTTCAACGCTGCGATGGATCTTCCCATCGAGTAAGCAGCACTCACCTTGTGTCTCCGAAAGGGGACACTTGGTTTTCCCACCTGTTTGCAGGGAATCAGCGAAAGGAGTCGCAAGCAAATGCCAGCGATGGCAGAAGCAGGACAACCCCGTCCCTTGAGGATTACCGTCCTCAATGGGGCAGTCCTCAGCCTTCGGGCTGAGGTAGATGGTGTGGCGTGGTAGTGCCCTACAACTACAAATAGAAAGAAAGTTTCTTACCATGAAATTCAATTTCAATTCCAACAAAGCAGCTTCGGCTGCTCGTGATGCTATGATGACAATCATTAGTATCGTAACCCTCTCGTTCCATGTCAAGAACGGCTGGTCAGTAATGGCTACCACTGTTCTTGGCGGCGGTGTTACCCGGAACTCCAATTTCTTGGGCTTTACCTTCTCGAAGGCTGAGCTTAAGAAGGCTATCAAGGAAGCTCATGCACGCAACAAGCGTGTCCAGCCTGCTTGTGCCTCGGAGCGCACCACCCCTTGCTATTCTTACGAATTGCAAGGCAACATGTTGATCGTCGAGCCTGTCTTCCCTGCGGACATTGTTCCGCACCACGACAAGGTAGGCGAGGGCTTCCAAGTGAAGCTCACACACCCTGTTGGCACCGATGCCTCGGCCCTCGAGATCGTCAATGCTCTTAAAGCATACGATCCTGCGGAACCAAAGCGCGGTGAACTCATCTTCTCACAGCACTGCGTCTACAACGCAGGGCAACTCCTCCAGTTGGCAAAGGCTCTTGCGTAAGAGCTGATCTGCTGTGCCACACCATCACCCTCCCGTCTTGCCTAACCGCAAGTCGGGGGATTCGCCAACTAGCTACTAGCTTCCTCGCGAAGCTGGCTAGCTGACCCACTGTCGTCACTGACTGACTGACTTGGTACCCGTAGTGGTGGTGATGATGGTGGTGGTACTGGTAGTGGTGGCCTGCTCGGGTCTAACCGTGGTCACACACCAGTTTTCCTTCAGGTTTCTAAGGCTGTCTGTCCTTAGGAGCACCTGCTTTTTTCTCACAGACAATTGGAGATCACAATGAGTGATACTAAGAAAGACAAAAAGGTCTACACTGCAAACAGTCCTACCAATCAGATACCTGTACCATTTGAAATAATGGTAGTAGTCTGGAACGGTCGCAACCCTGACGATATGTTCAATAGTCGACAGGCTATGGAAGCTGCTTGCAAACGGGCTGAGTTTGCTTTGATTTGTGAGCTTAGTAATGATCCACATATGCGTGATATGTTGGAACCGACTACCTCTATCTCTAATCCCACTGACCATCAGCGTATGCTGAACCGGATAGTTGGGCTTAGTGAGGGGATGCCTGAATCGTATGCACATTTTAAAAGAGGTGAATTCTAATGACATTATCACATAATGATCGTATTGAGTTAGATGAACTCAGGAAAGATAAGGCTATCTATGAGAATAAGATAGCATATCTAGAGCAGACAGTTAGATCATATAAAATTGAAATTAATTGTCTACGTAGCAATAAGCTTAGCCCTGCTCAGGTTAAGCAAGAGACAATCCGTCGACTGAAGGCTGGATTGTAAGCGGAGAGTTGAAGAGATGGATGGCACTGGGGAAACCTAGTGTCATCCTTTACCTGTGTCGCATTATGACACAATAGGTTTACTTTCTCCTCGTGACCTGTCTCCGGCAAGAGGCAGGTCGCCTTCGGTACCATGTTGGTACTGGCCCTTGTTACTGGGTAAGTAATAATTATATTCTTGAAAGGAATCTACTATGCAGACTATGCAAAAGTGGATGACTGACCTCATCTCCCGTGTGGAGTGTGAGTGTGGGATCTCTGTCACCACGGAGATCAAGAACATGTTGTGGGATGGCCGGACTAAGGCTTACATCGTCAATGCCCTGCGCAAGACGGTGATGGTTCATTGCTCCGGTAAGTACGCACAGGATCCGTCCTATGCTGAACGGGCACTCTTTGCCACCATGGTATCTAATGGGCTGACAAGTCCTGAGGAACGCCGTGAGGGCCGTGTGCTCTTCAATCCCCCTGAGCTGGCTGAACGCCGTGCTCTTGTGTCCAAGAACGTACATGTCAATGTGCCTGATGCTTATCGTGAGTCTCTCGCGTGGGCTCAGGCTACCCCTTACCGGGTGAACACTGACATGCTTGGGCTACTCATGGAAGCTAACCTGCTCGAAGAGTGGGAAGCTGAAGAAGCAATGCGTGTTGTCGCTGAAAACGATGGTATCTTCTACCTCGATTGCTTTATGGATTTCCGTGGTCGTACCTACACGAATCACTATGGTAGCCTGTCTCCGCAGGCCAACCAGAACGTTCGTGCTGTGGTCGACTTTGGCTACGAGACTCCTGTTGGATTGTGCAGTGATAACTACAACATGCTGATGGGTGTGTTGGAGGAGGAGTACAGTGTCAACTGGAAGAACTATTCCAAGATCCTGAAGAATGCAAAGTCTCTCCTTGCTGACAAAGCACATGGGAAGAAGACTGCCGGAGTAATCCGTGCA